CTCTTATTTCTATTTTCTATTTTTTTAATTATATATGCTACTAAAAATGATATCGTGGGAGCTATTACACCACTCGCCAATATTCCTAATAATATAAGTTTATGCTCTTTATCCATTATTTCTTCCTCTCTTTAACCTTTTTTGCAACATATTTAACACCCTCTACGGCTAACGGTATTGCCATTAAGGGTAGGATAAACGATACAAAGCTCCATGCTTTCGGTGAATATGTAGTAATCATATCTTTCCATTTATTTTTATAATCCCTAGCGAAATTTGGCATTTTTATCTCCTATTAATTTTGTATATTTTAAATTATGTAAGGTACTTTTATAATACCAATCGTAATTACGATAATTTAAATTAGCCTTATAAATATTTAAGTATTTAGTTGCTCGTTTTGCAAATATTTCATATGCCTCTCCAAATGTTTTTCCATCTAACAGAGCTTTATCTTTAACAGTTGTATAATCAATCCAATCTGCAAGATAGTTTCTTTCTTTCTCTGGAAAGGCAGCATAATATACTTCTTCAGTTCCGATATAAGCTTTAACACCTTTCTTAATGGCTTCGATACCTAAATCTTTTAATGTTGAACATGCCATAGTGCTAACTCCGACTCCCTTTAGCCTATGAACATTCTTCTTATTAACTATCGACCTAAACATATTAATACCGATAAGCCTATTTGCTTCACCATGACCATAATATATAGCTCCCGAATATTTTTTAAGAGCAGTTTTCCAATTAAAGAATGTTCGATTTGCTCCTAATCCCCATAGATAATCGATATCAAGATTATTTTTTGTTGCAGCATAGCTCATTATTTCATTTATCGCCATATTTGATGTGATAGTGGGTAGGTCTTGAAGAGGACTGATAATAAGAATTTTAGCTTTTGTCATATTTCTTTTTAAATTTTATTTCGTTTTCTTTTAATATATCATCAGATAATTTTAATTCTTTCCATCCTTTTAATTTCCCAAAAGGTTTAAATTCATGTATAGACGAACTAATATCTCCATCTTCTTCCCCCCAGACTATTTGACATTTATCAAAGATTTTCAATCTATCTATGTTATGATGTACTATTTCATGGAGTCGTTTAATATTCTTTCCAGTTTCTAATATTGAACCCATATAGTGATAATGATACCCTATTCCTGTTTCCGATAATTTACTTCTATCTCCTTCATATAATTGTATCTTCTGTTTTATTCTTAATTCGTCTATTGGATAAAAAATACTGAGTGGGTCATCTCCTTCTGTTTTTATAGAGGGAATTATATCACTAAATAAATGTCTTGCTTCTCTAATTTTATTAGGATAAATTGTTTTTCCATCATAATCATAATTACATATTATAAAAATATCTTTTATACTAATCACATTATAGCTTAGTTTTTCTTCAGACATATTTATCGGCACTCTCTAATCAAATGCTTTGTGTAGTTTTATGTTAATTATTGAGTTTCTATATATAAAATCTTTCAATATTATCTTTAATTTTTAAATAACGCCTTTCATCTACAGACAGAAATCTAAGATTCCTAGAACAGTTTATAGGGGTTCTCTCCATTGTCTCCATAAGCTCTGCCCAGTTTTTCCTTAATTGAGATATTTGAGAATCTTTTAATTCGGGAATATTAAATATGGTATTCTTTTTTTTCTCTTTCTTCTCTTTTTTTATAAAGACCACCACATATATTAATATCTCTTAATTTTTTGTTCATATAAAAAAGTCCCTTAATGTCATTAATATCAATGTCTTCGATTGTATTTTTTCTTAGAATTTTATTCATAAGAGAAACAAACTTATTTTCTGTTATAAAGCATAGGTTTTCCCGTGCCTTTTGTTCTATTTTTATCCATTCTTCCTCACTAAGCTTTTCCTCAGTCATTATTTGATAGCCCCTAATCAAATGCTTTGTGTAATTTTATATTAATTATTGAATTACGAGAAAGATACATTTTTTCCGTAAATGGTCTGTAATTTTTGCTACGAATTTTTATATTATATTTGTTATCCCTAATGCCTTTGAACTCAGCAACACCGTTTATATCGGTATCATCAATGTAACTTTCTACCATATTTTCAATTCTTACTAATACGAATTGTATAGGTTTTTCAGTCACTTTTTCTTTAACATTAATCCTTAACATTATATAGTTATTCTACTCACAATTTAATAAAGTTTAGTATTAGGAGTGTAAGGCTATTTCTTATATCTTACGATATAAACTGTTATTGTCGGAGGGGTAATATACTTATACTATATAATTAAAAAAATATACAAAAATCATCAAGTTTGGGAAGGGTGTTATTGTCGGTATGTACACGATTTAAGTCCGTATTATATGATATGCTGAAAAATATCTCTAAGTAAGTTTATAAGAAGGTAAAATAATAGTTCAATAAAGAGTTAATAATACTGTTCTCTTGATTAAAAAATGAGTCAAAAAGTATCTAATTATAAAAAAAACACATGGGCTACAACACTTAATATCAATGAGAATGCTTTTTTTGACAATGTTAAAAACTTTTTATTTCAACAAGAAGTACTTGTTAATGATAAAAAATATGGTTTCATGAAATTTCTATTGAGAATCAGTGAGGTAATATTATACAGCGAAGAATTAATGAGGTTTATAGATATATTAATTAAAAAGAATTATATAAAAGGCAAGGAAGATACTATAGAGGGAATCAATAAAATGTTAATCTATGCTATGAATAAAATGCCACAAGATGAGGATTTCTAATGCCAATTGACTTTGATGCTATGAAAAAACAACAGGTAAAAACAACGTACCCTAGACGTAGTAAACCTCCCCTTGTAAAAAAAACAATGGAGAACTCTGAAAGTTTACCGAAAAGTGACCCATTACCACATCTTCCAACAGAAGAAGAAATGGAATCGAAACGAAAGCTCATTAAACAACTTTTTGATGAAAATTCAGATTTACCATTAGAAGAAATGTTATTACAACATTTAAATATAACACCAACAAAAGATGGAAAAAAAATGGGAAAAACAATAAGTCCCTTAAAGGGTATCCGTGAAGGATTAGAGGATATGTTAAATATCCAACAACTTAAGGATTTGGTAATGGGGTTTAGAAATATGAAAAAAGATAATGGAAATAATCAAAATAATAACCAACAACAGAATAATAACAATAATAACAATATGATGTCATTCTTACCACTTCTCCAACAAATGCAAAATGGAAATGGTCAAACAGACCCAACAACGCTTATGTTAATGATGAATATGATGGGTGGGCAAAATAATAACAACAATAGTGGAGGAAATGATATGGGACAATTATACTTTATGATAACTATGATGAATATGATGAATCAAAATGGGAATCAAAAAAACCAGAATAGTAATGGGAATAATCAACAAAATCAACCTAACTTAAATGCCGATATCATCAAAGCTATCTATGCCGAACTTCAGAATGTTATGAGTAAACAAGGTCAGCAATCCCAACAATCTACGATAGACCCAAATATGATGTTATTAATGAACATGATGAATAAACAAGGTCAAAATCAAGGTATAAAATCAGATAATAATGTAGAGGTTTTATTAGACAAATTCAATAGTATGATGCAAAATAATCAGTCACAGCAAATGGCTGTAATAATGCAACAAAATAATGATAAATGGGAAAGGGGTATGGAGATGATAGCTGGTGCTTTAAATAGTGAAAGACCAGAAGAGAGATTTATGAATAGCTTTAAAATGTTTAGGGAAATAACTGGAGACCAACGACAAAAGAGTGAAAAAGAAATGGAATATGATTTAAGACGAGAAGAATTAATTTTAAAACGCCAAGATAGAGGTGATTTACTCGCAACAGAAGAACGTCAAATAATAAGGGAGGATGCTAAAAGTGCTCGAATCCTTGATATCGGAGCGGTTGTGCTTGATAAAGTAATTGGTAAAGGTTTAGGCAGTTTGGTAGGAGATTTAATGTCTGCCAAAAAAGATAGTGGTGGAGATAGAGAACAGCGTAGAGGTAGAACAAAAGCACAAAAAAATGAAAAGCTCGATCCTTCATTGCTTGACGAATTTTAATTTAATAAATAATAAGAGCCTTTTACTATAAAAACAGTGCTTTATTATGATAAATATGACACAAACCTCAATGGTACAATATCTACAGAATAATATAAAGAATAAACAATGCTCTAAATGTAAAAAATGGAAACCTGCTACAACGGAGTTTTTCCATAAAGGAAGTAGTACTAAAGATGGTTTACATTCTCATTGTAAAGTCTGTAGAACTGGTAACAATCATGCGAGAAAAAGATATACTATAGAAGAATGTAGAGATATAGCATTACAGAAGGGTGGTAAATGTCTTTCTAATGTTTATAAGAATGTTCGCCCTAAAATGAGGTGGGAGTGTAATGATGGACATATATGGGAAACAGCATTTACCAATATTATAAATAAGAATGCTTGGTGTCCTTATTGTGCTAAAAATAGAAGACTTACATTAGAAGAATGTAAAGAATTTGCTAAATCTAAGAAAGGTAAATGCCTTTCTAATATATATATTAACTCACGGACAAAGATGGAATGGAAATGTGAGCATGGTCATATATGGAAAGCCGCTTTTTACAATATAAAGAATCATGGTCAATGGTGTAATCAGTGTGGTGGTACTAAGAAACATACAATCAAATATTGTAGAGAAGTTGCTAAAGAAAGAAACGGTAAATGCCTATCTAAAAAATATAAAAATAATAAAGTTAAACTTCAATGGAGATGTAAAAATAGACATATTTTTATGATGAAACTCAATGATGTATTAAGTAATCATTGGTGTCCATATTGTAGTGAAAGTAAGTTTGAAAAAGAATGTCGTTCAATTATGGAAAGATTATATAATGCTAAATTTCCTACAAGAACCATTGTGGGTAAGAAAGGGCTTGGTAATGGAGCAATTCATCTTGATGGATACAATCCATATATTAAAGTAGCCTTTGAGGCTAATGGGATGCAGCATTATGAACAAATAAAACATTGGCATAAAACAAAAGATGATTTCTTACAACAACAAGAACATGATATAATAAAAAAAGAATATACTAAAAAACATAATATTAAACTAATTATAATTCCCTATTGGGAAAAGGATAATATAGAAAAATATATTTTTAAGGTACTTAAAAATGGTAGATAAAGTTAAGACAGAAAGACTTAAAGGCTGGATATTAGGTGTCGTTAATGGAATTGATGTCGATATGTTAGAAAATATGATTAAAAACGATGAAATCCCAATATTATGGGAATATAAATTACCATCATACTTAAGTTATGTAGGGAGTTTAATATCTGAATATAAAGATGATATCTTAAAACAACTCAATTTTAACGTAATAATGGAATACACTAATGAATTCCGTCCAGAGTTATCCCAAATACTTAGCCGTCCAGACGGTAAGATATGGATGACACGTTTTTTAAAAATGATTAAATTTATGGTTGAAAATTCTGAATTAACTGCCTATGAAATGGAGAGTAAATTTAATAAAAGGATTATAAAAATAAAGAATAAAAGAGAGAAAGAACAAAGAGAGAGAGAACAAGCAAACCAAGTCGCATTGATGTTAGAAAAACAAGCTATTGAAACAAGAGAAAAAGAAAAACAAATAAAGGAAATGGCTGAATTAAAAAAACGAGAGGAACAAGCATTAGAAGCACAACGAACATATGAAGCAGAGAAGCGTCAAACAAAAACAATTGCTGCTATACCAAATATAGAAACATCAATGCCAACTATAGAAACAGAATTGGCTGAAATAAATCCAGAACCAGAAGTCGAAATGCAACCCACTCCAAAAGATTCGGTAAATAAAACGGGAGAATATAAAAAAGATGACTTATATGACTATATTTAATAATCATTTTAATTGTTAATAATCGTACAAATCATCAGTTACATCGTATATGTGTGGGTAATATTCTCAGTCACTCTGTATGCGTGTGGGTGATATTAGAATTGCTTTTATTAAACATAATCATAATCACTAATTTTATATATTTTTTTAACCTATTTTTTATTAATGTTAGAAGTAGTTGAAACTCTAGACTTCATTTATGTATTTATTAATGATTTCCCCCCTCTTAGACATGAGGAACTTAGAGATACTAAGGGGATTATTAGACATTATGGAAGAGATGACAATAAAGAAAAAATCAATTATGTAAAATACCCAACTAAGTATTATACTAAAGAGTATATAGAAGCTCATATAGAAGAATGGTATGGTGATTGTAAACTATGTAAAATAGGAATTGACATAGAAAATGATAAATACATGATAAGTAAAATAATACATAAAGTTCCATCAATAAAGATTAATAATGAAGGACTTAGAGTTGGTATCACAGTTGGAATATTAAGTATAATTCCATTTTTACTTCTATTAATTAAAAAAAAAATTAAGTAGTATGAAACTTTAAATATCTAAAAACAAATACTCTATATATTAGTAAGAAACAAAAAATATCGGTAAAAAAAAATATGGCAATAGCAAATAAAATAACTTCTGTTGTAAAAGATTTAGGAGTTTGGATTAAACAACCCCCAGTTCTTGGACAGGTAATTGCACAAATACCTAAGTTTGGTATATCTCTCGTTAGTACAGAGTTAGGAAATAAAATAATTAATACTCTTATCGGTGTAGCAGGGAATATTATAAATGAAAAAACAAAAAAGAGTGCATTATTTAGGTCATTATTTACTAATATGATGCTAACATTTGCAGACCCTACAGCAAATCAAATAAGAGAGGTTTCACGAAATGTAAAAGATTTGGTAAGCGGTTTGAAAATGAAGAATTTCTCAAGTTCTTTTGGAGCTTTGATTGAAGACCCTCAAGAAGTTGTGGGAGCAATTCGTTCAGCTATACCAAATTTTAAGGGGTTTAAAGGATTCAAAAATTTTAAGGTTCCCTCTTTTAAGAAATTTCGGAACAGGGCGGTTAGTAGAGATAACGCAATCCAAGAAATAACACCGGATTTAGTAACTAAATTTAGTGGTAGTGAAAGCTCAAATGTTTC